AGAATGATTTTAATTTGTTGCCGTTGCTAGATTACATCAATCCTGCCACGGTAGACTACCAGACATGGGTCAACATAGGTATGGCTCTTAAACACGAAGGATACACGGCGTCTGACTGGGACAACTGGTCACAAAATGATAGCCGGTACAAGAAATTCGAGTGTTTCAAGAAATGGGATACTTTTAACGAAGAAGCAGGAACTATCGTGACAGGTGCGACTATTACCCAACTAGCAAAAGAAAATGGTTGGGTGTCGCAATCTGGCTATGATAGCGAGAACGCTCATGAGTTAGGTTGGACAGATACAATCGACCGTGATTATCGTGTCATTGATAAAGACTGGATTGAAGGGAAGGAAATCCACGAACCGACAGTTTGGAATCCTGTCCAAGAAATTATCAAATACCTCGAAACGCTCTTTGAAGCTAGCGAAAATGTTGGCTACGTTACTGAGTGTTATCCAAAGACAGATGATGAAACAGGTGAGATTGTCAAATGGCTGCCAACTAAGGGAGCTTATGACCGTACTGCTGGACAATTGATTGAAGCACTTAGCAAATGTAATGGCGATATTGGAGCTGTTCTCGGTGATTACCACGAAGAAGCTGGTGCATGGGTTCGTTTTAATCCCATGGATGGAAAAGGTGCAAAAAATGAAAACGTGACAGATTTCAGATACGCCCTGGTTGAATCTGACAGCATGCCAATCGATAAGCAAAATGCAATCTATAAAGAACTTGAATTACCGATTGTCGCTTTAGTCCACAGCGGGAATAAGTCGCTGCATGCTATCGTTAAGGTAGATGCTAAGAACTACGAAGAATATCGTAATCGTGTTGATTATCTTTATAAGATTTGTCAAAAGAACGGAATCATCGTCGATACGCAGAACCGAAATCCAAGTAGGTTATCACGCATGCCAGGTTTTATCCGAAATAGCCAGAAGCAATTCTTAGTAGATACGAATATCGGTAAGGCTGATTGGGATGAATGGTATCAATACATCGAAGACTTAAACGATGATTTGCCTGATCCTGAATCTCTTTCAGATAGCTGGGATAATTTGCCGGAGTTAGCTCCTGAGTTAATTAAAGGTGTCCTTCGTCAAGGCCACAAGATGCTGATTGCTGGACCGTCGAAAGCTGGTAAATCATTCGCTTTGATTGAAATGTCAATCGCTATTGCTGAAGGTAAGAAGTGGCTCGGTTGGGATTGTACCCAAGGGCGTGTGCTATACGTCAATCTGGAGTTAGACCGACCATCTGCCCTTCATCGCTTCCGAGATGTCTATCAAGCTATGGGATTGGCACCGCAAAATATCAACAACATCGATATATGGAATCTCCGTGGGAAGACCGTACCGATGGACAAGCTAGCGCCTAAACTCATTCGCAGAGCTTCGAAAAAGAACTACATCGCAGTCATCATCGACCCGATTTACAAAGTGTTGACTGGTGACGAAAACAGCGCAGACCAGATGGCACACTTTACCAATCAATTCGATAAGGTGGCCACAGAGCTTGGTTGCTCAGTTATCTACTGCCATCACCACTCAAAAGGCTCACAAGGTAGCAAGAAGTCTATGGACCGTGCTAGTGGTTCGGGCGTATTTGCTCGGGATCCTGACGCGCTTATTGACTTAGTTGAATTGGAAGTATCTGAAGAGCTACTAACGCAGCGTTTGAACCAAGCAACGTGTCAACTCTACCAACGAGCATTGCAAGAACGAAATAACGCTTATTACCAACAGAATGTTGGACTAGATGACCTATTAAGCTCAGTGCAGATGAGAACACACTTCGAAAAAGGGATTCCAGATGTCATGGACCGCGCTCCTTATGTAGATAAGCTTGAAGAAGTTCGCAAGCAAATACAGATAGCTACTGCGTGGCGTGTCGAAGGTACACTTCGAGAGTTTGCCAAGTTCAAGCCAGTGAATATGTGGTTCAGTTATCCAGTACATGCGCTTGATGAATCAGGAGTTCTTTCGGATATCGAGCTGGAGGATATAAACGCAAAAAATTCTCCTTGGAAGAAAAATTTCGACAAGAAATTAACAAAAGAAGAGCGAACCGAAAAACGTTCTGAAAAAATTGAAACAGCTATCGAGGTTCTTGATGATGGAATAAGTCCTGTTACAATTGATGATTTGATTGATTATTTTTCGACCGAGGAAAAGCCAGTAAGCGAAAAAACAATTCGCCGATGGATCAAAAACAATGGAAAATTCACAATCAAAAACAAGGAAATTTCACCCAAAAATGACGAGGGACAAAAATAGGGACAAGGACAAACTCGAAGGACAAATTCGAATATGTCTATCGAAAATGTCCCTAGGGACAAGGGACAAAATATCGAAAATGTCCTTGTCCTTTCAAGTTCAATTCTAGGGACAAAATGAGGGACAAAGTCGATTGTTTATCGAAAATGTCCCTAGGGACAAAATGAGGGACAGAATATTCTCTTTCTCCGAAAGAAGAATATTTAAGAAATGTCCCTGAAGGTCCATGGGTACATGAACAGGAACAAGGGGGCTATGCATCCGCCCCTTGTAACCCTGTAACCATGTCCCCTGACATGGACTTAACGCGAAATTAAAAAAGAAAGGAAGTGCATTTTTAAAAATGTTAATTGAATTCTTTTTACCGATGCAAAAAATTCCAACTACAACACACCAACAAAAAAAGGTAAACGTACAATTTGGAAAGCCAATCTTTTACGAGCCGGCAGACTTGAAAAATGCCAGGGCGAAATTTGAGAGCTTACTCGCGCAGCATGTTCCTCCGAATAAAATAAAAGGAGCGATTCGACTGACTGTTAAGTGGTGCTTCCCACGTATCAAGAAAAGCTACGATGGCCAGTATAAGACTACAAAGCCAGACACGGACAATTTACAGAAGTTACTCAAAGATTGCATGACTAAACTTGGTTATTGGCAAGATGATGCCCAGGTGGCCAGTGAGATTGTCGAAAAGTTCTGGGCAGACACAGTCGGGATCTATATCAAAGTTGAGGAATTGAAATGAAGATTGATTACATTGATTTCTTTAGCAGACAAATTCCGGAATGGATGGCACGCAGCAATCAGAAAAGCCAAGAGGTCGGATTTGGAACAGATGCTTACTGGCAATGGGCTGTGTCGTCAATCGGAGAGATTTGCAAACAATACAATGATGATGAGCTAGTGACAGAACAATTCGGTTTGCTCTTCAACTGGCTAGAAAAACAAGCAGGTTAAACTATGAAATATAGCAAACAAACAGTAATCGAAGGATTAAAACACTCGATTGAGAAAACTAAGGAAGAGATCGAGAAATATTCTACAAAATGCAATGGCAAGTTCGCACAAGGACGGACTGCGCATCGTGAATTTCTGAAAAAGAAACTGAAGAGGTTGGAGAAACAGTTGGAGGGATTGAAAAATGAATAGACAGGAATTGATAAAGAGAATAAAAGATTTGCCATTTTCGTATATATGGAATGAGCCATACTTAAACAAGGAAGTTGTTTTGGACATGATCAAACAACTAGACGAACCCGAAAAAGTCAAAATCCCGCAGTTTGTGGCGGAATACATCGAACAAAAGAAAGATGATGATTATCATTTACTTGGTGCGATGATTGAAATCAGAAGTCATAAAAACAAAGAAATTGACGAATGGTTCGAGGAAGATGACAATATGGAAATCTTCGCCCGTGCATGGCTGGACGGCTACGAGGTGGAGAAAGAGAAGCGGTATTCGGTGAAAGTGAAAGGCGTTTGTGAAAATCACGAAACTTTGAACTGCGAAAAATATTCGAAAAAATGGCTTTTTTCTGTTCGGGAAGAAAACTCACTTTATAAAACAGAACACACCCGTAAAGAACTAGAAGAAGCTGGGTTTGGGGAAGTATTCAACAGCCCACTGTTTGAAGTTGAGGAGGTGTAGGAATGGACATACAGGGACTAATTGAACGATATGAAAAATTTAAAGCTAGCAAGAAAAAACTGACCTCGGTTGATTTGGTTTTGAAAGACTTACGGTCTTTAGACGAACCAGAACCGTTGCCATTCAAGTTAAAAGATGTTGTTGGTCGAATCAGAGGGTTTGACCCGACGACTCAGGCTATATGGCTTAATACCATTCTAAAAGAATTAGGTAACGACTACGGTTTGATGAAATATCGCAGCGGTTACGAGCAAGGCAAACTTGAGGGAGAATATGTTGGTCAGCAATTAAAAGATGCTGATAAGATTCGACAAGAATCGAATAAAGTGCTTCTACCTAGTTTTATAGATGACTGGATTTTTAAATGTCAACTTTTAAATGATTTTAGTTTGCGTTCTGCACTTGATAGTACCACTATTCATCTCTATGCTAAGAATAGCGAAGTAGTGAAGAAATGGCTTAATGACAGAAAGAATCAAGAACTTTTTGCCAAAGCCTGGTTGACCAGCTACGATGCTGAGAAAGAACCAAAATACAAAGTTAAGGTAAAAAATACAGATGATTATCTAAATGAAACAGAAGTTGGATTTCATTTTTTTAACAATAGTAAAAAAAATAAAACATTTACACGAAAGGAACTAGAATATTCCGATTTTGCTTGGGTGCTCGATTGCCCAGGGATTGAACTTGTGGAGGTTAAAGAATGACAGAAATCAGGCTACAAAATCCATACGTGGACGATGTTATCAAGGTGAGAGAAAACTATGTACAAATTGCAAAAATGTTAGAATGGCACGCACGAGGCAATATAGAGTACCTTCAATTGCTTCAATTCGAACCAGAAGAAAGATTGATTACTATCAACCCCAAACACTTTGCAAAAATTGAATTTAAACCAGAAGATGCGGAGTGATGAAACCTGAAATAAATCGTGAAGAATTGTTCAAGGAGGAAATTATTTGATTGATATTGAGAAACGTTTGAAGCGACTACCTTATACGAATATTAAAATCAAGTCCTTACATCGTGAAATTATCGGTCTCAGTTCTGGAACACTCAAAGGGCAATCATTCGACGGTATGCCTAAATCACCTACGAATGATAATCGGACTGAAGATATGAATATCAAAGTCATTGATAGGGTGAATGAGCTCTATAAAAAAATCGAAGAGATCTATAAAGAACAACAAGAACTAACTAAGTGGATTGAGAGCCTTGAAGATCCAATTGAGAATATGGTCATGCGATTGCTATATATCGACGGATTGTCTTGGGATGAAGTCCGGATACAATTAAGGTGTGGCCGAAGTACCATTAAACGAGTAAGAAGAAGCGCTCTCAAAAAATGGCACTAATGGCACTAAATGGCACTAATTAAGTGGTATTATGATATTGTCAGCAAGAGGCTGATAGGCTCCTATATATTTTTTTTACTGAAGGGCATGATGCCCTTTATGGCGGCGAAAGGTTATCTAAAAAAACTCTTTAATTTTAAAATGGTAAGCTCTCCAAACTTTTTGTATCTCGGTTCAATTCCGAGCGTCGCCTTAATGACTACAACAAAATAAAAAAGCAAAGGTAACAATATACTATTGGTTCTGATAGAGGTAAGTAGTCGCCTCTCGTTAAGTCACTCATTGAGTGGCTTTTTGATTTTCAAAATAAACAAAGCAGGGAGGAGGGTATGGAAAAAAGCGAACTAGCGCGTAAAGATTATGAATCAGGTATGAAGTATAAAGACATCGCTACCAAGCATGATGTCTCAATTAATACTGTCAAATCATGGCAACGCAGACATAATTGGACACGTACAAAAAAGGGTGCACCCAAAAAACCAAGAGGTGCACCTATTGGAAATAAAAATGCAATTGGTCACGGAGCACCTAAAGGTTCGCAAAATGCCCTCAAACACGGTCTGTTTGCGAAGTATCTACCACAAGAAGTGCATGAGATATATGAGCAATTGGGAGATAAGCAACCAATTGATATTCTTTGGGAGAATATTCAGTTAACCTATGCAAACTTGCTGCACTCTCAGAGGATAATGTTTGTCTCTGATAAAGAAGATCTCACTGCTTTGATATCGAGTAACGGAGCGGATGTGACTAGTTATGAATATCACACTGCATGGGATAAGCAAGCGAGTGCTTTAAACGCTATTGCCAGAACTCAAGCTGAATTAAGGAATATGATTAAAGCTTATGATGAGTTAGCTCGTTCAAGTTTAGTTACTGAAGAGCAAAAATTGCGGATTGAAAAACTTAAATCACAAATTGGAGTAGATGATGAACAAGATGACAAATTGATTGAATTTGCCAAAGCTTTGAGAGGTGCTTTTGATGATGAATAAGTTCACCCCAAAGCAAGAACAAGTCCTTAGAAGAGTTTTGAAAGATGATTTTTTTATTTGTGGTCTTCATGGTGCGAAGCGTTCAGGCAAGACTGTTTTGGATAACATTGTCTTTATGAATGAGATTGCACGAGTTCGAGAAACAGCCGATAGGTTGAATATTGATGAACCGATGTATATATTAGCTGGAACATCTTCGACATCGATACAAAACAATATCATCCAAGAACTTTATAACATGTTTGATATTGAACCTAAATACGATAAACACGGAGCATTTACCCTTTGTGGCGTCAAGGTTGTACAAGTCTATACTGGTTCAATTTCTGGTTTAAAACGCGCCCGTGGTTTTACTGCTTTTGGAGCTTACATAAATGAGGCGTCATTAGCTAACGAACAAGTATTTAAAGAGATTATCTCTCGTTGTTCGGGAGAAGGCGCACGGATCATTTGGGACAGTAACCCTGATATCCCGACACATTGGCTCAGACGGGATTATATCAACTCAGACGATGATATGATTATAGATTTTCATTTTAAGTTGGATGATAACACATTCATGTCTGACAGATACCGTGAGAATATCAAATCAGCTACACCGGCAGGGGTTTTCTATGACCGAGACATCCTTGGTCTTTGGGTGACCGGCGAGGGTGTGGTTTATCGTGATTTTAGCGAGAATATGTTTGTGGATAATGTACCAGAAGATATCACTAAATTCTATGCTGGTGTCGACTGGGGTTATGAGCACTACGGTTCTATCGTGGTTGTCGGAGAAACCTCAGATGGTTCGGTTTATCTCTTAGAAGAACACGCTCATCAACATCAAGAGATTGATTTTTGGGTAGATATTGCTAAAGATATAAAAGCCCGCTATGGGAATATCACGTTTTGGGCCGATAGTGCACGGCCTGAACACGTAGCAAGGTTTCAAAGGGAACAAATCAAAACCTTTAACGCAAATAAAGCAGTCTTATCTGGCATTGAAGAGGTAGCTAAGCTGATGAAAGCAGGGCGCTTATTTGTTGTATCAGATAAGGTTAGCAAGTTCAAAGACGAGGTTTATCAGTATATCTGGAACGAAAAGACAGGCGAACCAATCAAAGAAAATGACGACGTGCTAGATGCGTTACGCTATGCGATTTATTCTCACCATTCACAACCAAAAGCAATAGTTAAGAGAAAATCTCTTTACGGCTTATAGAAAGGAATTAAATGTATCAGATTTTAACTTATCCGAGAGAGGGATACGATGAAACAGCTTTGAACAAGGAATTGATTTATAAGTTGATTAAAAAGCACGCACAAGAACGCAGCCGCTTGAAGAAACTTAAGAGCTACTACATGGGTGAACATGCTATTTTAAACCATGAGCGACGAAACAAGAACGCTCCAAACTTTAAAACGGTAGCCAATCATGCGAAGGATATTGCAGACACGGCAACAGGTTACTTCATGGGGAACGCTATTAAGTACAATAACACTGCTGAAGGTGATATTGAATCCTTGCTTGTAGCATTCGACGGTGCTGAGATTGACCAGGTAGATACACAGAATGCATTGAACATGTCTATCTATGGACGTGCCTACGAGTACATCTATGCAAAAGAAGGACTGACTGAACTTGATTCGACTAGCGTAGATCCTGAGAATGTATTCCTGGTTTACGATGATAGTATCGAACGCAAGGTTCTCTTTGCGGTCTACTACTACGAAATTAAGGATGATACAAAGGATGCTACTAAGTATCAAGCAGAGGTCTTCACTCAAAACTTGCACTATCACATTGTGTTGCGTGATTCAAGCACAGGAACAACACAAAATGAACAAGTAGAACCGCATAATCTTGGTCAGGTCCCGATTATCGAATATCGAAACAATCACTTTGCGATTGGTGATTATGAACAACAGATTAGCTTAATCGATGCTTATAATTCTTTGATGGGTAATCGTGTCAATGACAAAGAACAAGCAGTCGAGTCTATTCTCGTATTGTACGGCGCGCAGTTAGCAGACAACTTGGAAGATGCCAGAGAAGCAATGAGGATTCTTGCTGAAGAAGGACTTTTGGAGTTGCCAACAGATGCCAAGGCTGATTTCTTGAAGAATGCTCTGGACGAGAATGCTACTGAAATATTGCGTAAGGCTTTGAAAGAAGACATTTACACATTTAGCCATGTGCCGAATCTGACAGATGAAAACTTCGCAGGCAACAGCTCAGGCGTAGCCATGGAATTTAAGCTGCTAGGTCTCGAGATGATTACTAAGACCAAAGAAGCGAATTACAAACGAGGCATTCGTCAACGGATTAGTATCTTCGCACATTACTTGGGCATGCAACAGATTGCTCTTGAAGCACACTCAATTGTGCCACAGTTCAGTCGTGGTTTACCTAAGAATTTACTTGAGTTGTCACAGGTTATCAATAATCTTGAAGGTAAGGTGTCACTTCGTCAGCTTATTTCTCTCTTGCCATTTGTCGAAGACCCTGACGCTGAGTTGGAAGAACTCGAAGAAGAAAAAGAGAAAAATATGGAACGTGTGCCATTCTTTAACCAGACAAACACGAAGCCGGACGATGAGGTGACAGATGAAGAACCAAGACTACTGGACCCAAAGGAAGGCTAATCTCATCTATGAGCAGATGGACAAGGCTGAGAAGCAAGCGGATAAGTTTGATAAGGTCTACAAAGAGTCAAAAGCTTATTTAGACAAGCAAATCAACAAAATCTTTGACAAGTTTCAACGCGATTATGGTTTGAGCGAACGTGATGCTCGTCATGTCTTAAAGAACGTGAAGGGCCAAAAGGACCTGAATGAACTTCGCAAGGTTCTTGAAGCTAGACCAAATGATCCAAATATTCAACGATTGCTTGCTGATTTGGACAGTCCAGTTTATGCTTATCGCATGAAGCGTTTAGAACGTTTGAACGACGATTTAGACCGTATGCGTGAGTCTATCTATCATTCTGAGAAGAAAGGCTCGGATGCCTTTTATAGCGACCTTATGAAGGATAGCTACTACAAGGCAACCTTTGACTTGCAGCAACAAACAGGACTTGCTTATAGCTTCTCTGACTTACCTGAAACAGAAATCAAACGTCTACAAGGTCTAAAGTGGACAGGAGAAGCTTATTCGGACAGAATATGGTCAAATACTGGGGCGCTCGCTTCAAGTGTGAAAGACGAGCTTTTAGTAAGTCTCATGACTGGTCGAAGTGTAAGAGATACATCTCAAGCAATTGCAGAACGTTTTGAAGTTGGTCAAAATAAAGCTAGGCGCTTGGTACGGACAGAATCAGCGTTCTTTCATAACCAGATGGAATTGCTCAGTTATGAAGATGCTGAAATCACAAAGTACAAATTTGTGGCAGTTTTGGACAGGCGGACGTCTGAGATTTGCCAAGAACATGATAACAAGGTTTATGACACGGACAAGGCTGTACCTGGTGTCAATTATCCACCTTTGCATCCTTGGTGTCGGTCTACGACTATCGCACACGATGATGATATCGACTACAGCAAGCTTGAACGCAGGGCTAGAAATCCTGAAACAGGCAAAGTCGAGTACGTTCCTGCTGATATGAGTTATAAAGAGTGGTACGATAAATACGTTGAGAAACCACGAGAACGTGAGTTGAGTGGTGGGGAATATGGAGCAAATCTCGACTATATACGAAGCGATGAGTTTCTTGATAAACTAAAAAGTCACCCAAAGACCTCACATTTATCCGAATCTATCGCAAGAGTTTCAAGACAAATGTTACAACATAGAAACGGGACACCTTATGAAGATTATTATTTGCTTAATGCGGAGACTGGTAGGGTTGTTGCATTGTCGAACAAGGCTCGAAAGAGAAAAGGTGTAGTTTATAACGAACAGGTCAGAAATGCTTTTAAAGATAACCCAGAACAAAGCCTTGTTTCAATTCATAACCATCCGTCAGGGTATCCGCCATCACTTAGTGACCTTGCTTCGTTGCAACAACGGAGCAAAAACAACACTGTAAAATATGGTTTGACCATAGGTCATGATGGGAGTGTGTATTGGTATGCTAAACCGAATAAACGGATACATAAAAAAGCTGAAAAAGAATATGAGAATTTAATTGAAAAAATGATTAAATTAGGTTATACTGAAGTAAAAGCACAGGAAAAAACGTTGACACTATTTGCTGAAAAGTACGACTTTACTTTCGAAAGGATTGATTAGTTATGCCTTATACTTTGACCAAGGAAGAAGAAAAATTTTGGCTTTCTCGACCTGACGAGATTACTATTCCTCCTATTGAGGAAATAGAGAAAAAATACGCAGGGATAAGCGATGAAGAATTATGGCAGAGTATCAAGGATACTATTGCTAATTTATAACAATTAAGCACCTAGAGTAATCTAAGTGCTTTTTTCATGCTCAGAAAGGAGGAGCTAATGTTCATTTGGGAATGGGTCTTGATTGCCCTGGGGTGGTTGATATTTCTACCACTTGTATCTTTTATCTTTTTGTTTATGAAAAACTTAAACAAAGAGCTTAAGAAAAGAAAGTAGGTGATCCAACATCTGGACTTGCAGGAATAGACTGCTATTGTATATCGTTACTTAACCGTATCAGAATTGATGCGGTTTTTTATATGCGCACGAAGGGGAGATAGTTCGATTCTATCTTACGGGTTAATCAAGTTCGAGTCTTGAAATCTGGCGAGCGGTTCGAGTCCGCTGGTGCGCTTTGTCCGAGCATTGATGACATAAAAAGCCATGGAATTATACAGTCGGGGACGACTTTAAATATAGGAGGTTCGTAATGAACGAAGAAACACAAACAGTCGAAACGGTTGAAGTACAAGAGGTACCTGCAGAACCTACTATCGAGAAACAACCGCAAGACGAGAAGAAGTACACAGATGCAGAAGTCGATGCCATCATCGATAAGAAGTTTGCTAAGTGGAAATCGGAGCAAGAAGCCAAGGAAAATGAAGCCAAGAAGCTTGCTAAAATGAACGCTGACGAGAAACAAAAATATCAGTTAGAACAGCGTGAGCAAGAACTGGCTGACCGTGAACAAGCTATTGTTCGTAAGGAATTGACCGCAGAAGCTAAGGCGATGCTAAGTGAACGTGGCTTGCCAGTCGAATTAGTGGCCGTGGTTGATTTGTCGAATGCAGAAGCTGTGACAGAATCGGTCGCAAGCATTCAGAAAACGTGGGAGGATGCAGTCCAGAAAGGTGTATCCGACCGCATGAAAGGTAGCGCACCTATCAAGACTGCGCCAACAACTCAGCAAGAAGTTGTAGAAAAATGGAAAAAAGACTTTTTGCACTAAAAATAAAAAAATGAGGTAAATATAAATGGCATTTGAATCAATTAACACAGCAGAATCACGCAAGCGTCATCTTGGAATTATTGAAGATGTACTTGCAGTAAATTCATACGCAACACCACTCTTGACACCAAGCGAAGCAGTAACTCTAAACGGTCGCTCATTCACTGTTGCAACAGGAAACACAACTGGTCTTAAAGACTACAAGCGTAACCAAGACAACGAATTCGATCACGTTGAAGTTGAAGAAAAAGTCTACACTCTTGAAGAAGAAAAATATTGGGGACGTTTCGTTGACCAATTGGACGAACGCGACTCAAACGGTCAAGTAAATATCGAATATGTGATCGCTCGTCAAGCTGCTGAAGTTGTGGCTCCATATCTTGACAAACTTCGCTTTGATGCAGCACTCGGTAATGTAAGCGAAAATGTTGTTATGGGTAACACAGCAGGCGCAAACAACGCTTACAATGCAGTTCTTGACGTTTCTGAAAAATTGGATGAGCTTGGAATTACTAAAGAACGTTTGCTCTTTGTTACTCCAAGCTTCTACAAGGCTATCAAATCTGAAATCGTACGCTTGCCACAAGGTGATGCTGATAAAAAAGTCCTTGGTAAAGGATATGTTGGTGAGTTGGATGACTACACAGTCTACAAAGTACCTTCTAAATTCTTGCCAAATGTACACGCCCTTGCAGCAGCACCTGGTGTTGTGACATCTCCAATTCAGATTGACAACACTAAGTACAACGACAACGTGCCTGGTCGATTTGGTGAATTGGTAGAGCAATTGCTTTACACTGGAGCTTATGTTCTTGAACATTTCCAAAAATACATCATCACAATTGCAAATGCTAAACCTGCTGCTAAAGAGTCAGCTCAAGGTAAGACAGTGAATCGTGCGAAAGCATGGAAGTCTGGTTCAGATTACAAAAAAGGTGACACAGTGACTCATGAAGAAAAAGTCTATGTTGCTATCCAAGACATCACTAACTCAACCAACAAACCAGATTCTGACTCAGCTAACTGGAAGGTTAAATAACGAGGTCTGACCTATGAAAGTCAGAGCTAAGCAAGCGTTCAATGATTGGCAAGCGAATGTGGTTCGACAAGAGAATGAAATCTTTGAAATGACAGAAGAACGCTTTGACGAACTGTCTCACAATCTTGAAGAAGGGTTCTCGGTCGATATTGCGGAAGTGGTTGAAATCATTGACGAAGAAGAAACCGAAGCACAAGGAGACGAGACGACTCCTTTAGATTAGGAGGTCTTATGGAACTTGGAAAACTAAAAATGTTGACAGGCGAGAGTGACGAAGCAGTCCTCTCGTCTTTAATTTTACGGGCAGAAAATATCATTTTATCAGAAACTAATCGGGACAATCTAACACCCGCACTTGAAAGGCTTATCCCTGAACTTGTAATTGAGCTCTACAATCGCTCAGGAAGTGAAGGAGAGCAATCTAGAAGCGAAGGTGGTATCTCTGTAACCTACGGAGAAAACGGATTGTCTACGGGCGTTTTACAGCGCATTCGGATGCATCGATTAGCAAGGGTGGCAGGTCATGTTTTTGAAAAAGAGTAGACTGAAACTATATCCTATGAAGCGGTTCAAGAAGACCGTGACAGATGAGGGAATTGCTAAAGAAGGATACACGGACGAGGTTGAAGGGGTACGCTTGGAATTGTGGCCAGCTAGTAGTAACCTACAATCTGAGATTTATGGCGAACGCTTGAACGATATCTTGAATGCGAATGCGAGCAAAGATGCAGACATCAACGTCAAAGATGGTGTTTGTATCGATAGCGAGACAGAAGTCACGCATCGGGTTATCTCAAAGAAAGTGTATAGCCAACATCAAGTACTGGAGTTAGAACGTGTCAGGTCTAATCGGAGCAGATAGCTTGATCGCCAAATGCCGTAAGTTATACGGTGCTAAAACTAATGAGATTGTAGGACAAGCAGTCTTCCATGCTAGTAAGACAATTGTTCAACCCGAAGCGAAACTCAGAGCGCCAGCGAATGAGGGCGAGTTGAGAAATAGCATCAGAGTAAGGTTGAAGGTAAACGGTAATAAGATATCAAGCGAAATCTTCACGAACTCAGACCACGGCGTTTACGTTGAACTTGGAACTGGTCCAAAAGGTCAAGCAAGCCACTCTGGCATATCGCCAGAAGTAAGCGTGTCCTATCGTTCTAGTCCATGGTATGTTCATGAAGACCAGATTGACGTAGGGAAGTATCACTTCCAAAAAATGGGGGAGTTCTACAAGATGTACGGTCAGCCTGCACAACCTTACTTGTACCCTGCTTTGAAGGATAACCAGGAACGTGTATCAAACAACATCTCTAAATACGTTAGTAGGAAGATAAAGGAGCAGATATAATGATTAATATTAAACCCGTAATTTACAAAGAATTGCAGAAGGTCGCAGATAATGTGACCGATACTTATCCAGACGATTGGGAGAACTTCCCAGTCGTCATTTTTTTGGAAGAACAAAACAAACCAGGGGAATGGTTCGATGATGCAGAAAGGAAGTCGAATATCCGCTACAAGGTTGATATATTCGACAAAGATAGCACTAGCAATCTAGCAGTTGAAATTAATAAGATTTTTGCATCATTAGGATTGCGAAGAACTGACTGTCAAGATGTTCCAGATCCATCACACTTACGTCACAAGTTGATGCGATTCGAAGGTATCGTCGACCTGAACTCACAATTGGTTTATCAATACAGAATGGAGAATTAATAGATGTTAGCAAATGGAATTAAGCTCGCTTATGGAAAAACTAAAGGAACTTATACCGACCTTGTAGGACTTAAAGAAGTACCTGAATTCGGTATCGAACCTGAAAAGGTTGAAAATACTACCCTTGCAGATAAGGTTAAAAAATACGAATTTGGTATTGGTGATGCAGGAGAGCTTGAGTACAAGTTCGCTTATGATAACTCAAGCACAACTTCTTCTTACCGTATTTTGCGTAAGGCAGCGGAAGGTAAGGAGAAACTCTTCTTTGAACAAACTTACCCAGATAAAACTAAGGTTCAATTTGAAGGTCAAGTATCTGTCAAACTTGGCGGTGGTGGTGTGAACTCTGTTATTGAGTTTACTCTTAAAATCGCATTGCAATCTGAACTTGAATTTACAGACGGAATTGGAGGTTAATTAAATGGCTCTACCATATACGACATGGAAGGTCAGCGAGGACAAGGAGTTAAAACTCCGCCTTACTTCCTTGCAAGGTACCAAAGTTGAAGAAAAAATCGGGGCTAACTTGTTAAAAGTGTTTATGCCTGAAGACGGCGAAGAGTTCCCACTGCCACCTCTCAAGGTCATGTTACTTTTGACCCACGGTGCGCTTCAAAAATTTGAACACGGGATCTCATTTGAAGATACATCTGACCTTTACGACGAGTATGTCGATAATGGTGGAGACCAGGCGGCATTTATGGCGGATGTTATCTTGCCATTACTCCAAGTTTCGGGTTTTATGCCACGGGAGAAACAAAGCAAGAAGAAAGCTCCCAAGAAACCCAAGCTGGAAGTAGTCGAGTAGAACAGACTACGGTCAATTCTATAACTGAAATGGTTGAGAGGCTTTACCCTATGTTTTTAGACATCGGGGGGGAGCCTCTCGTTTTTTGGGATTTGACGGTACTTGAAATCAGAGACCTGATTGAAAGTTACAACCGTGTTAGGATCCAAAAACAAAAAGATAAAATTATTGAGTCGTACAGGCTTTCACAAATGATTGCTAATAATGTTTCTTTGTTACTCTCGAAAGATGCTAAACCGCTTGAGGTTTGGGACTATGCCCCTGAATTATTCCAGGACGAGAGAGAACAAGTCGAAAAAGCGAGATTGGCTCAAGAGTTGAGATTACACCAAGAACGCATGCGCATGTTTGCTGAAAGTCACAACAGGAAATTTAAGACGAAAGGAGAATAAATGGGAGTTACTCTTGATGAGCTCAAGGTAATGATTGATGCTGAAATTGCGCCTTTCAAAAACAAAATGAAAGAAGTAGAGAACAGGGTCAAAGATGCATCTGGCAAGGTGCAAGAGTCAACTAACAAAATCAAAACTCAGTCAGGATCTATGCTAGGCGTTTTTGGTAAATTAGCTAAATTCGCGGGTTTTGCTTATCTTGGCAAAAAGTTGCTTGATGTTGGTATGTATTCGACACAGATGGCTCTTGAGGTTACAGCTTCAATCAACCAAATTAAACGCCAAATGGGCGAGAGCTCGCAAACATTCTTAAAATGGGTTAACGATAACGCCGACGCTATGAATATGAGCGTAGGAGAGGCTACTAACTACGGTGCGGTTTATTCTAACCTTTTCTCTGGTTTTATTAAAGATTCAGGGAAATTAAGCGCCTATACTGCTAAGATGCTTCAGACATCGGCAGTTGTTGCTGAAGGTTCAGGACGTAGCATTACGGACGTTATGGAGCGTATTCGTTCAGGTTTACTAGGGAACACGGAAGCGATAGACTTTTGTCGCACCGCTTAGAAATAGGCGGATTAAGAACTTACCAAAATCGGTAGAACTCTAAATTTTAATTTACAACTTCGGTATAAATGTGATATAATATACTTAGTTAAAAAGAGGTGATATTATGGGCATTATATACGAAATTAAATGTACCAAAACAGGAAGAAGTTATTTTGGTCAATCCAAGAACATAAAAAGACGATTCGATGACCACAAATATAAACTTCGTCATAACCAGCATTATTCAGAAGAAATGCAAGATGATTTTAATTTGTTTGGGGAAGCAGAGTTTCAATTTTCTATTTTAGAAGAAGTATCTGATAACATATTAGACGAAAGAGAAAGTTATTGGATATCATTATCTGACAATGCGTATAATATTGAAAGTGGTGGAGTTAGGGATAAACAACTTGCCGAAAGCACCAAAGAGAAATTAAGTGCTAAAGCAAAAGCGAGATATAAGACTCACGCAAAATATTTTAATAACCCAACAGCCATTAAAAAACGGTCAATATCAAATACAGGTAAAAAACGAGATGATGATTTTAGAAAGAAAATGAGCGATATCGCCAAAAAAAGAATAGGTTCTAAAAACTCATTCTTTGGTAAAAAACACTCTGAAGAAACAAAACGAAAAATCAGCGAAGCTAATAAAGGAAAATATGATGGTGGCAAGCCTAAAATTCCTATCGTAGCTATTCATCTTGAAACTGGAGAAACAAGGGAGTACGCATCGAAAAGCGATGCTTCGAAAGATATTTTTCCAGCTAGGTCTTTTATTGACAAAGTTTTGAATGGTGAAAAGAAACATTATAAAGGGTACACTTTTAAAGAATTAAAACATGACGATACCGAGGTAAACTAAGCAATTAAAAAGGCTTAGTCACCGTAGAGCATAGGGATTGAACCTGTGCTTTTTGTTTTGTCAAAAAGTACAGAATAAAATATCCCCACGAGTGGTAAGCACCTAAACAATTCGGTTGTAGGTGAAAATATATGCCGAACTTACAAGAAATTGTAAGAAGTATGGATAAAAAGCCATGCGATAACATTATTGAGAAGACCTAGGAATCAACGTCAATGTGGCTATGATCCAATCCACAGAAGCCTTTAAACGTTTTGCAAACGGGCAAAGCTGGGACCAGCTTGATTACCAAACACAACAACAAATTCGCCTTATGGCTATCCTGGAACAGGCAACCGCCAAATATGGAACGACCTTGTCCCAATCAGTAAACGGGCGCATTAGCTTGTTTAAATCATTGCTAAAAGACTCAGCTCTCAATATTGGTAATGCTTTCTTACCAATTATCAATGCCATTATGCCAATCTTGAACTCTTTTGCTATGGTATTGAAGAATGTTACTGGCAAGTTAGCAGAGTTCATTGCCTTGCTATTTAACAAGAAAGCGACCGTTAAAGATAGCGGTGTAGCTAGTGCAGCAAGTAGCGCTGGGGACGCTTTGAAAGATGCAGCAGGCGGAGCTGGTGACCTTGCAGATGCCATGGATGATGCAGACGATGCTTCAGGTGGCATTGCTGATAACTTGGACGACACAGCCAAGTCAGCCAAGAAAGCCGTTAAAGAGTTGCTAGGTTTAATGGGATTTGACGAGATCAATCTCTTAAACAAAAAAGACGACCCTGACGACGGAGACGGTGCTGGCAAAGGTAGAGGTGGTGGCGGTGGCAAAGGTAAGAAAGGAAAAGGAGGGGGCGGTGGCGCACCTTTCAAAGACATCTTACCTGAAGTTGCTCTTACCGATATGGATAACCAGTTCAAGAGTATTTTTGACGGTCTTGGAGATAAGTTAAAAGGTCTTTTTGATTACTTAGCGAAACTCTGGGATTTATTTAAACAAGGTTTTTCACTATCGTTTAGATGGGACAGTCTTGAAAGACTAAAAAATGCCTTGAGTGGTATCTGGAAATCTATCAAGGATATCTTTGAAGATGGGACGGTCTTGCAAGCTGCAGCTCGCTTCGGGGAAAAATTAGCATTTGCGCTAGGCCAGACGGCTGGAGCGATAGCTAATGTCATCATGGGTATTGCGGTATTTCTTGCTGAAAGTCTGAATAAATCTTTAAATGACACTAAGTGGGATATTAAGTCATGGCTCATTCGTATGTTTGATATTAATGGAGACATAGTTGCAAGCATTGGAAACATTGCGCAAAGTATCGGTCAAATCTTCTACGATACGATAACGAGCGTAAGTGCTACAAATATCGGAGCAGGGCTTATCTCTACGTTCACATACGCTTTTATGGGCGTTACTGAGCTTGTATCTAAATACACTCGAGATGTTGTAAAACAGATTGAAAAAGTAATAACTGGCAACCAAGGAAACATTACAGAAATGTTTACTGGTTTGCTCAAAGCTGCCGAGCCAGTTGTCGAAGCTCTGGCCAGCACTATGAAGTCCATCTTTGAAAAAGCTAATAAAGTCTATGACGAGCATGTCAAGCCGACACTTGATAAATTTGGAGATTTGTTATCATCTATCGTCGAAACGTTCACGACGGTTTGGAATGAAAAAATCCAGCCGATTTTAGAAGAAATAGGTGCTGGGTTTGCAGATACGATTGAAAATCATATAGGTCCAGCGGTTGAAAAGTTCCTAGATTACCTAGGGAGCTTATTCGACTTAATTAGAGCTGTATACGACAAACTTGAACCTTTAATCACTTTCATCATCGAGAGAATTCTTAATGAGTTAGCACCTTCAATTAAGCGTATTGGGGATGACTTAAAGACATTCTTTGATACAGTTTCAGACATTGTATCTGGTGTTATTGATATCATAAAAGGTATCATCGACGTGATAACAGGCATCATCAATGGAGATATGACCAAAATAATCGAAGGTTTTTCTAGTATCTTTAACGGTGTACTTGAAATCGTGGTAGCTATCTTCAAGGTGTTGCTGAACTCAATTATTAACACTTTGACGAACATCTGGAACTCAATTATTTCAACGTTCCAGGGTGCTTGGGATGGAATTACCAACATTCTAGGTGGTGCTGGAGAATGGTTCGCTAATACATTTCAAGGGGCATGGGATGGTGTAGTTAATATCTTTACTAATCTAGGTCCTTGGTTCTCTGAACGTTGGAGTGATGTTACTAACGCTCTATCAAACATTGGAGCATGGTTTACAGACATGTTCCAGAAGGCATGGACTGGCTTGACTAATGTGTTTAGCGGTCTTGGTAATTGGTTTACTGGGAGATGGAATGACGTCACGAATGCACTTGCTAACGTAGCCACTTGGTTTGGAAGTATCTTCACAAGTGCTTATAATGCAGTGGTTAACGCATTTAGCAACATCGGTAGCTTCTTTAGTGGTGTCTGGTCTACCGTCAAGAATATCTTTGTCGGAGCTGGTCAAGCAGTCGGTAGTGCAGTAGGCGGAGCATTTAGAAGTGCAGTTAACGCAGTGCTTGGAACAATCGAGAACGTGGTTAATGGTTTCATTGGTATGATCAACGGTGTTATTGGTCTAATAAATAAAATATCAGGGGTTCATCTTGGAGGCATTGGCTATGTCAGTCTCCCTCGTCTAGCTCGCGGTGGTATCGTTGACAGTCCTACTGTAGCCATGATTGGTGAGGCTGGTAAAGAGGTTGTTATGCCTCTAGAAAATACTGGATTCTTGCAAACTATGGGTCGTATTGTAGGTGGTGCAGTCGTTAACGCTCTAGGTGGTGGGTTGCCACAGTCTGGAGGTTTCAGTGGTGACGGAGACATCGTGATTCAAATCGGCGGACACGAGTTTGGTCGTGTTGCTATCCAAGAAATTAATAAAGAACAAGAACGTGCAGGACAAGTCTTGCTTAACATTTAAAGGGAGGTAAAATGGCACGCTTAATCATTAACGGGGTGGCTGTTAAGCCTCCCAAAACTTTTCAGGTCGGTATTCAGGACATCGATGGAGAAACTGGGCGTAACGCTAACGGAGACATGGTGCGTGACCGTATCACGGTTAAACGTAAATTAGATTGTGAGTGGGGCATGCTGACACAAGGAGAAATGAGTCAGCTTTTAAATGCTGTATCACCTGAATTCTTCACGGTGTCCTATCCTGACCCGATGTCAGGACAAACAACTAAAACATTTTATGTTGGCGATAGAACGGCTCCAAGCTATTCATTTACTGAGAAATTCAAACCGTGGTCGGGTGCTAAGTTTAATCTGATAGAAAGGTAGGTAAAACATGGATATTTTCAGACGACAGAAATTCAATGAAGCTATGTTTGCTAAAAACCGTACCCTTGCTATCAGAGTAGGAAACTACCAATCGAGTGATATCAAAGAAGCTAACTTTGATTATGGCTATATTAAGGGTGATACTTATAAACCTGGTGGAACATGCGCAGGTAGTGGTAAGATTACTTTTACAAGTATTATCACGACATTCAATAAGCTAGATAAGATTTACCCTGAAATCGGTCTTTTGGTCGATGGAACCTATGAATGGGTCAAAATGGGTGAATATTTCATCAATGATATTGAAATCGACCGCAACCGCAATACGACTACACTAGATCTCATGGACGGGATGTTCAAATTAAACCGTGAGTATGTCACGGATTTGACTTTCCCAGCAGAGATCAGACAAGTTGTTAAAGAAATTTGCTTAAAAACTGGCGTAGAACTAGCAAACGAGAACATGGACATCGCCTCCATGAACTATGCAATCGAGACAAAACCAAAAGACAAAAACAAGACATTTAGAGATGTGTTGAGCCTATCCACTCAAATGCTCGGAATGTCTTGTTTTTTCAATCGTGAAGGAAAGCTTGAAGTTAAGGAATTGACCGATTCAGGTATCACGATTACTGCTGATAGCTACTTCATGCACGGATTGACCAAAAGCGAGATTGAGTATCAAATTGCAGGGATAACTTGTAAAAAAGACAAAGAAACGCTCACAGTCGGTTTACGTACAGGTCGTTCCCTTGAAATTGAAAATCCGTTCATGACTCAATCAATTTTAGATAACCTTTATCACAGTATTAAGGATATCAGGTACTATCCGTTTGACCTGAATTATCAGGGGCATCTGTTACTTGATGTTGGTCAGTGGGTAACTATCAAAACAAATAAGGGAGAAACATTCAAATCTCCAGTTTTGAGCCAATCTTTCAGCTTCAAAGGTGGACTTCGTGGTCGCATTAGTGCCGACAGTAAAGCTGGAAACGATGCGCAGTATTCGTATGCTGGAACAATCACAAAGAAGATTGAACAATTCAGCGAATTTGAAAAGCAACTTCAAAACCAAATTGAAGAAGCAGATAGAGGGTTCGATGCCAAAGTCGACCAAATCAAGAAAGACTTCAATGATCAATTAGAACTTGCAAAGGCTAAGGCTGAAGAGAATAAGAAGGCTCTATCAGACGAAATAGACAGACGATTTCACGATTTCAGTCCAGAAGGATTTGATGCAGCTAAAACAAAAGCAGAGGAAGCCTTGAAGAAGGCTAGTGCGAGTGCTGAATTAGCAGATGAAGCAAAGCATATCGCTAGTGAAAATCAAATCACATTTGCTTCAATGGCTGCTAGAGTTAACAGGCAAGAAGATAAACTTACTGAATACAAGCAAGATACTGAAGGAAGATTTGCTAATATTGTTAGTCAAATGGCTGGTAAGGCCAATCAAACAGACTTTCAACGTGTCAAAGAAACGGCTCAACTCTATGAACGAACTTTTGGTAGTTCAGAGAGTGATATCTCGAGAAATGCTTCACGTTTAGTCATGAGCGACCCAAGATTCCAAACAGAAGTTAATGACTTAGTAGTATCTGATAATAACTTGATTGTCAATTCTGAAACGCTTGATAAAAACACTATTGTCAATCGTAAAAATGGTTTAATTATTGAACCTCAAAACGGTATATTCACTATCAACGCTCAAGGATTGAGTGGTTATAATTGGGGCGGGTTCACGTTACCTATTTATGTACCAAAAATCTTAAAAGGCGAAGTGTACACGCTAGGCTTTAAATATAAAATTAGACAACAATTAGACCATGAGTTTTGCGTAGTTATTAAAAATCACAGTAAAAACAAAACTGTTTTACAGAAAATCATAGCAAACGCTCAAACACCTGTCTCTAGTGACTGGCAAGAATTTCAAGGTACGTTTAAAATGTCTGAGGATTTGGATTTTGACCAAGTAGGGAACTTTCCAATTTATTTCTATCTAGTTAAGAATGGCTGGGTTGAAGTTAAAGAGCCTATGCTTGTGAGAGGTCCAAAAACTGGTAGCTTTAAACCTAGTCAATTTGACGAAGCTTATCGCAACGTTGAAGATACACGAACACAAGTCACACAAAAGTTAGCTGAATATAAAGAAACCGTGGATGGTCGTTTTACTACGATTTCTACTCAAATAAGTGGTAAAGCTGACCAGAGCGATTTTCAGCGTGTAAAAGAGACAAGTCAGCTATATGAGAGGATTTTAGGCACGACTGAGCAAGGTTTGGCAGATAACGCTTCAAGGCTTGTTATGTCTAGCCAAATTTTTCAGACAGAAGTCAAAAAAATCACTGAAAGCAGTTATAACCTTGTATTCGACCCAACAAATTTCAGTAAGTGGGGCAAAAAGCAAGCTGAAGCGAATGTCATTGAGGTTCAAGCTGGCACTAAATTGCTACGGATCACAAATGCTGGTAATACCAACGTAGTCTATCACGGTTTCGCATTACCTCTTACTACCTCTAGTTTTAGTCAAGGTGAGAAACTTAGCTATCGTATGGAGGTCTGGGTGGATGTATTACCAGATGCACCTCTAGGAATTGAGCTATGGGCCTCTGACGGTGGGCTTGCATCTGATAGCGTTACTTTTACAAAAACTGGCACGCAAATCATCACAGGAACGATGACCGTCAGTAAATCATCGACTAAAGGAAGAGAATTCCCTCTAGAAATTTGGTTGATGAAGAACGGGACAGTAGCGATTGGGAAGGTGTCATTAGTTCGTGGTGAAACACCTCCGCAAGATTTTAAAGATGATACATCGGCACAAGACCTTGTAACTCAAACAAAGGTGTCACAACTTTCTGATTCGTACGCTATCCAAACATTGACAAACGCTGGAGCAATCGCTTCACAAATCAATCTGAATAGCAATAATATCCTGATTGAAGCTGCTAAAATCAGACTCAAGGGTAGAACGCTACTAGACGAAATCACAGCGATAGACGGTTATTTCAAGCGTTTATTTGTCGGTGATGCTAGAATAGGAACTCTGAACACTGACATCATTCGTTCAAATTCGATTGCAGCAGACAAATTGATATTTGACACTGCTTTAGCGAAGAAGCTTGTAGCTAGTGATGTATTCACGGATACTTTAGCTGCTAAAACTGCCTTTATCAACAAATTAAGGTCAGTAGTAGTCTCAGCAACCTTGCTCGAAGGGTATAAAGGTAAAATCGGTGGATTCCAAATCGGTACGCACGATAAAGACCCATCGACCTTCTGGTTAACTGGTTCTAATAGTTTCCGAGTCGGGATGTCCGATGGCGGTTGGAAAGCAAATCAATCTTGTCTTTGGGTAAACTGGGGGAATGATTGGAACAAAGCTGGCGACAACGCATGGTTTGTGACTAACTCTGGTGAGATGCATTGTAATAATACTGCTCATTTCTGGAAAACCCCTGTTATACATGGTAATTTGCGCGTAGGCGGAAATATCTTCTATGTCAATGATGATGATAAAACAGGTGGTTACTGGATGTACTCTCCTGCCTTCAAAAAACTTGACAAATCTAAAGGTTATCTATATTTTTATGGTTTTAATGAAGAACAAACAGATTGGATACCTCTTAACAAAGAAATTTCAGACCGCAGATACAAAACAAACATTCAAGATAGCAAGATCTCAGCGCTTGATGTTATCGAGGACCTTAAAACCTACTCATATCGTAAGGAATATGACGGTAAAATCGAAGATATCTCTTGCGGTATCATGGCTCAAGATGTCCAGAAATACGCACCAGAAGCATTCTATGAGAATCCAGACGGTGCTTATTCATATCGCACATTTGAACTCGTACCTTATTTAATTAAGGCTATTCAAGAATTAAATCAAAAAGTTGAAAGGTTGGAAAAAACAACATGAACGAACAAGACAAGCAAATCAGCAGTCTGACGATTAAATCATTAAGCGAACGAGTTGGCAACGAAGCTACTCAATCAGCTACGCTAGAAGCTCTTTACACGGTTACAGCCATGGAGCTCGAACAAATCAAGAAAATCATCGAATCGGATGAAGAACTTAAAACTAAATTTGAACAAGTGAAAGGACAAATGATAAATGGCAATTAACAACTACACCCTAGCAACTAAACCTTATATTCGTGGTTTTGGAGACAAAATTACAACTGTTGTAGAAATTCGATTACAAGATGGCAACCGATACAGCACTAACCAACGTGAATTGGTCGGTGACCGTACACAAGATAATGAAGAAACGCTTATCCAAGCGGTTCTTGATATTCTTAAAGCTGAACTAGACCCAGGTTCAGCAATCGTTCAAGCCCAATCTAAAATCGAGCAAACTGAACAAAAGCTTACTGAAACAGAAACCAAACAGAACCAACTACTTGAAATCACTGAGAGAATCAACAAAGTAGTTCGTGTCATGGCTCAAGATTCTATCATGGGTGAAAAAATCGCTTATGGTACAACTTACAAAGAACTTGTAGAACTCTTCCCACTTGTTAAAAATGGTGAAAGCTACTCTCCTGGTTCAATGTTTGCGATTGAAGACCCTGAACATGTCGAATTGAATGGCGAAGGTAAACGCATCTTAATTCAAACTAACCAACAATTCATCTACCAGGGCGAATCACTCAAACAACTTGAAGGCGGACCATATCAAAATGGCATCCTTGCAGTTTGGAAATGGCAAGCGCCTAAATCTGAACTAGAAACACAACCTGTCCAATAAGCCACCAAATTAGAAAGAGGGTGGTTAGATTGGACTTTCTAACTTTAATAGATAAACTCACGCCCGTTCTAGTCGTTATCATTCCAAGTTATTTTTCATTCAAGAGTACAAAAACTTCTAAAGAAGCTGACAAACGCCTTGAGGGTCTATCTAATAAGATAGATACCCTCGAGAAGTCAGTTTCAGCCGTGGAAGAAATTGGGAAAGATAACCAGCGAAATTTGACGATTATCGGGAAAGGCTTGCAACGGTTACAGCGTTTTCGATTGCAAGAAAACTTGAAAAAAGCAATACGCCGTGGAAAGACAAGTCAGCATGAAATCGAAGAACTTTCAAGACTTTATGAAAGTTATGTCGAATTAGGCGGAAACGGTGCTATCAAAATATTGTTTGAGAAATTTCTCAAACTAGAAATTAAAGAGGAAGAAAATGATGAATAAAATCAACTGGAAGCTACGTTTACAAAACAAAGTCACTTTAATCGCTCTATTAGGGGCAATCTTTTTAATGGCGCAACAATTCGGTCTTGAAATTCCACAAAACATTCAAGACGGTGTGAACA